AAACGTTACCGTTATAATCTTCCACCGCTACGTGTGGTCTCCCGTAAGCCAGTAATTTTAACTCTTTATTATCTTCCTTAGAAAGTTTTTTAAGAGTAAGATTTAAAGTCTGCTCGTAGAATACCGTACCGTTTTCTCTCGAAGCCGTTACCGTTTGCTCAAAGCTACTATTACCTTTTAATTCATATTTAAAAGCCGTAAGGTTATTAGAACTATCTCCCGTAAGATTAGTAATTTCGTCGTCTGTTTTAGTTACCGTTCCTAGATCTCCAAAATCTACGAAGTAAATATTTTTCAGACCACCGACTACGTCCTTACATGGTTCCTTACGCCCTCTTGTTAACTCGCATGCCATATCTTTTCTGTATTAAAAAAGGGTAGGCAGGCTCTTTGGCTTACCTACCCCTTTAAGTTAAACTATTCTAATTCTTAGTTAGCAGAGTTAGTAATACCGTATGTTACGATATCTTCTACTATCCCGTACTGAACTCCAGCCGTAAATCGCATTACTACGCGAACGTTATCCGAACCGTCTAGGTCGCTCATATCTAAAACCTTCACCTCGTTATGATCTGCAAGCAAACCAGTACCGAAGAAAATATTACTTTTCTCTGCGGCCATAGCCGTATTATCAGCTAATCCGTTAGCTACGAAGATTTTTACTCCGTCAAAAGTAAGAGATCCGTTATTCCACCATTGAGTTCCCATCGCGTTAGTACCCGCAGCACCTAGTCCAGAAGAACCAAATCCTCCTAAAGCTCTTACATAAGCTCTAGCAATATTCTGAGATACATATACGTTAAGATCTTCAGAACCGTAAAGAGCAGAAGGAATAGCGTCTACAATTTTACCTAGCTCTGTAATTACGTTAGCCGCAGTAACTGTAGTACCTGCAACTTCGTTCCCAGTAGGTAAATCTGCGTCTAAAGCGATTAGTGTAGTTAAACCGTTAAACTGTCCGCTTGTAGCAGTTGAACCTTCCCAAATAGAGTTTTCTGTTCTTTGAGCTACTTTAGCAGCTACGTGAGAAATTAAGAAATCACTAAAAGAAGGAGGTAAATCGTGATGCGCCGAATAGCCCATCTGAATCGCTTCCCAATCAGAGATAAAGTCTTTCTTACATAATTGTAAGTTGACCTGCTGGAATTCTGGTTGAAGAACTCTCTCAGTAAGGGTAACTGTAGAAGTCGCGTCGAAGTCGCATGAAGCGTCTTTTACGATATCATTTGTAGATACCTTCTTAATTACCTCTTTAAATTTAACATTAGGCTTGACCGTAATCCCGCCATTTTCGATAGTAGATCCGCTAAGTAAAGCTGCGCTGATATATTGACCAGCTGACTCACCCGCATATGTACTCGTAATTGAAGTTGTTGTTGCCATTTTATTTAATTATTAATTTTTGATATTTTACTTAATACTCTATCGTAAGTAGTCGTAGCTCTTTTTTGAGCAAATAGATTTAAATTACGTTCTACTTCTTTTTCGGGGTTATGCTTAACCTTAGGAATTTCGGAAAGCTCTTCTTTCGTTTCTTCCTTTTTAATTTCTTCGCTAAGTTCTTCCTTAGGCTCTTCAGAAACTTCTTCGCTCATTTCTTCCTTACTTTCGATCATAGCCTTAATCTCTTCAATCATAGACTTAACCTCCGCAAGTTCTTCTTTAGTAGCGTATCCCATTTCTTCTTTATCTTCTTCGAGTTCTGTTTCCTCGTTAAGACTTTCCTCGCTAGGCTCTTCTTCCTCTACAGCTGCGCCAATAGAATCGATAACTCCTTCTTCTTTGACAGTTAAAACGTTTCCGTCCTCTAGAGTATAATCCCCTACGGGTAATGCTACTTTTTCGTCCTCTGTAACGATAAAGACCTCTTCTCCCGCAGCGAAAGACTCTGCTTCGATAATAGTCCCGTTTTCTAAAGTAGCCGTCGCTAGTTTAACTTCTTCCGTTTCGATAGAAAGAAGCTCTTTTGCTTTTTTAAGTACTTCGGTTGCTTTCATATAGTTATAATAAATTAATAAACATTCTGTTAGATTTTTAAGCCTTTTTCTGTATAATAAACCACTCGCTTCCGTCTGACCATATCGCTATTCCCTCGTATTCTTTATTAATTTCGTAAGCTGAGGTACTACCGTCTAGATTTTGACCACTAGCTGGGGTTAAGTCTACTCTAGTACTAGCTGAAAAAGTGCTATCGGTAATAAATCTTAAAACCCTATTAGTAGAATTAGAAGAAGTAGCATCTGGTAAGGTATAAGTAGCCGTACCCGTTGCACCGCTCCAAGTAAGCTTAACCATCATAGCATTTTGGTAAGCAGAATCTCCTAAGTCTACCGTTTCTCCTGCCGTAACCGTTTTAGATAACGTAATAATATGATTAGTAATATCGTTTATAGTAGTTTTCTTAGTCGTACTACTTTGTACTAAAGGTACTATCTCCGTACCCGTTAAGGTAGTAGCGTCCGTTAGTTCGCTTATTTTTTTATCTGCCATTATTTATATAGTTTACTCTCGTTTTCTTGTATAAATTTTTCTCCTTCTTCCGTATATAGGAAAAATAGATATCTAGTTATATTACCTATTCCTTGAGCTTGAAAAGAACCGTCGCAGCATTTTCTAGAATAAGTACCGTCTTTACAGAGACAACCTCTTCTATCGTCTTTAGGACTCGGAGCTTTTTCGTTATAATCTCTCATTAAATTAAGTCTAAAGATTTAAGTTTAGATTCGGCCCAAGACTTAGCGGTCTTACCTCCCCAGAGTAGATAGCTTATCGTACCGCATGCTTCGTTATCCGAAGGATCGTAATACTCTTCCGCTCTAGATAGATAACTATACATTCTTTTTATAGTCTCTACGCTAATAGGTTTACCTTGAGCCAACTGTTGTGCTCTAATCTTGCCAACGGGTGTAGCGCATTTATTATTTACTTTCTCGTTTAGCTCTATACCTCTTTTAGCGTTATTTTTTACACTATCGGGGTAGTCTCTATAGGATTCCATTTCTATAGTCTTACCGTCTTTAAATCTTTTATCCTTTTTAATTATACCTTTTATCTCGCTTAATAAGTATTCCGCTTCTTCTTCTTCCCAATCGCTTAATTTATTAGGTTCGTTAGGTCTTTCTAAACGATCCGCGAAATACCCTTCTATAGAGAATCCTTTTACTTTACCCGTTTTAACGTAATTTTCCCAAACGTCGTCGTTTAGTACTTTCATAGAGAGCATCCAGGTACCTACGGGCATATTCATACCGTAAGCTGCGCTTTTATCTTTTTTAGAATCTTCGACTAACCAAGACTCTACGGCTACTAAACCGCTTAAAGCTTTTCCGTGTTCTAAAGTAGATTTATTATAGTTACCTTTTATAAAAAATAGTTCACTAGCTTTTCTTACCGTATCTCTAGAGAAGTAAATATAATATTCGTTTTCTTCGCTTCTTCTATATATCGGTTTATTAGGAATAAGAGCAGCACCCATTAGAATACGCTTCTCTTTGTTCACTTCCGCAAATTTAACCTCGTGGTTCTTTAATGCTATAAAGTCCTCTTCAATCGCTGGGTTTTCTACTATAGATACTGCCTCGATTCCCGAAATCTCATCTTCTTCGTCTATAAAAAGTTCTACTATATCCATATTATTATAATAAATTTTAAGAGGTTTTGTTATCCTATCGAAGCTTCGTTAGTAATATTTCTATCTAATTCCTGTTGATTACTAATTTCGTTACTTACTACGAAAGCCTTTATAGGCTTAGATTCGTTTTGTCCTAAAGCCTCGGCTAGTTGGTTCTCGGGAGCAGCTCCTACGATATTAAACGAAGGCGCTTGAGACTCCGATCTACCTCCGCCTATTCCTCCTATTCCTCCCGCAGCGGTTTTAGCACCGCCTATAGCGTTTTTAATACCCATAAAGATACCCGCAGCTTGGGCCGCATATCCTATAAGTAAAGGTATATTCTGAGGAAAACCTACCTTAGCCGTCTGTGCCGTTCCTTCCGCGACCGCTACCGTACTTCTAGCACCTGCTTGAGTCGCAAAGGTAATAGTTTTAGTAGCCTCTAATACTAATTCCCTAGCTTGTAATACCGACTTTGCTATAAGAGCAGCTTTACCTACCGCACTTTCTGCCCCCGCTATAGCTATTACGTTATCTAAAGAGGATTGTCTAGCAGCGTCTAATTTAAGTTGATTTTCTATCTGAGCTTGTACTAAAGCAGCTCTTTGATCCGCAGCCTCCTTATTAAAGATACTTATTTGCTGAGTTTTTATTCCTTCGGCCTGTACTTCTCTAAGTCCTTCGGAAGTTATAACGTTTACCGTTTCTACTTTCTCTCTTTTAACTACGTCTACTTTACCCTCTCGTATTCTCTTCTGCTCCGCTGCTTCTAAAGCTAAAAGTTCGGTCTCTTTTTTAAATATCTCTTCCTTCTCCGCGTTACTATCTCTTAATTGTTGTAACTCCGCTTCTAGTAATCTTTTTCTTAAATCGAAAATCTTTTTAGCAGACTCTCCCGCAGCTTCGGCTACCGCTATCTCTCTTTCTAACTCTTGTATAGAATTACTTACCGCTTTTTTAGTCGCTATCGCTGCTCTTTCGGCTTCGTCGGGTAGTATACCTAAAAACTCTAATACGGGTCGAGCGGCATCGAATAGATTATTAAAGGTGGTTTTAATTGCTTCGATAGCCTTTCCTACAAAGGGTACGTTTTTAGCAAATCTCTTAACGGCTGCGCTAATATCGTCCCAATAAGCTATTACCGTTCCTAAAGCTACTACGAAAACACCTACACCAGTAGCTAATATTGCCTTCTTAGTAGTAGTACCGAATAGCTTAGCAGCAACGCCCGATTTTTTAGCAGCTAGGGCTACTTGACCGAATCCTTCCGATACATCTTTAATTCCTAAACCTACGGCGATAGCAGAGGCTGCCTTTTGTTCGAACTCTCCGAAGGCTTCCGATTCTATACCTAAAGTACCTAGAGTACCTACTACGGCGGAGAGAGAACCACCGAAAACTTTAGCCGCACCGTCCGCAGCTTGTAGTTTATCTTCTAGATTAAATCCTTCTATCTGGTTATTAACCTTTTCTATCTCTTTATTAAGTAACTGCGACTTCTTAGCAGCCTCCTTAAAAGCGTCCGAGTTTCTATCTAGGTCTTTTAGTTCTTGGTTTACGTCCTCTAGCATACCCTCTAGTTGACCTAGAGACTTAGCGTTTACGTCTATTTCTATTGTCTTTTTAACTGCCATACCTCTCTCTTATGTTGTTTATACGCCTCCTTAATACTCTCGGGAGCTTTATTCTTACCTAGAGCTATAAAAGTATAGTCTCCTATATTATCTTCGTTCTTAGCTATTTCTAGCATATCTAATATATTACTTATCATAACGTAGTAATTTCTTCTATTTCACTTAGAGCGTCCGCCTCTGCGTAAGCTAAACCTGTATTAGTTCTACCGTAGAATCTAAAGTAGTAAGTCGTAGTAGAGGTCGCGTTATTTTTCTGATAACTAGAACTAAAGGGAACGGTAGGTCTTTTATTATTACTAGCCGTAGGATAGTCTATTTTAGTTACTCCCGCGAGCGCTGCTATATCGTCTACGTCCGTACCTACTAAATCGGTAGAGGTAGTACTATATAAAAATCCGTATTCGTCGATATTATCTGCAATTCCTATTTTACCTAGACTTTTAACTTGATAACCTATTCTAAACGTAGAAGAAGTTACCTCTCTTAAATTAGCGTCTGCTTTATAATCTATCGTATCTGCCTTAATTAAAGTACTATCTACGGTAATATGCGGGTCGAATAAAGTAGGAGGAGTAACCTCTACGGGGTCTCCGTTTACGCTAGTAGGAGGATTATTATCTACGGCCGTCGTACCGTCGTTAGAATCATTTATAAAGACGTAACCGTCATTACTCTTAGAATCGGTACAATCTGTTTTAATTATAGTAGAGTCTATCTTAATAGTATCGAAATCAGCAGTAGCGCATTTATTACTTAAAACTATCTCCTCTTCTCTATAAATAGTATCTCTAATTATAGTCTTTCCTTCTACGGCGGTAGTATTAATTAACTCTAAATTAGTAAGTAGTTTCTGAAAATCAGTCGTTAGTTTATTTATCTTATAGAGCCTATCCGTAATTAAAACTTTATCGTTTAACTTTAAATTAGATAATATTCTCTGAGGTAAATACGCCGAAGTATTAGTTAACCTTCTCTGTTTATCGAATATATCTAATATATAGTTTTTATAATACTGATTAAATAAAGTATTCTTAAAGGGTATCTCCGCGTACTCGTTTATCTCGGAAGCGAAATTAATATTTATCGAATCTGTTAAGTTATCTCCTAATTCTATAGAGTTAGAAGGCATATACACTTTAGTATTTGCCGTTAAAGTAGTAGTACTACTATCGAAGTTTATAAGTTTTATAGGCTCACTTATTTCTTTACTTACTGCGTAAAATAAAAGAGGCTTTCCTATAGTAGGCTCTTGTTTTTCGTCTGCGCTCCAACCTATTTGTATACCCGTATCCGAGTTATCGTTAGCGTCCGTAAGTTTCTCGAATAACATATGCTCGAAAGGAGCTACTATCTTATACTCCGTACCTAGATTATTATCGTTCTCTTTATAATGTAGGCCTCCCCAGTCTTTATTATTTAGATCTTCGTAAGTAGCTGCTAAAAAAGTATCTCTCCCTTCGTAAGAAAAAGTAACTTGTCTATAAGGTACTACAGAATCTACGGTAACGGTATCTTTATCTATATAAGGAGTTATATCGTAAATCTTATCGCTATCCGAGTAAAACTTATCTAAAGTCTGTACTACTATCTTGCCTTCCTCGTTTTGAAACGCCGTAAGATTAAACATTTTAAAAAGCCCAGTAAGAAATCCTAAAATAGTTATATCGGGCATTTGATTAGCAGCGTATAATTCCGTATCTGCTCCTACGGTAGCCGTACCAGTAAAATTAATCTCTCTTTTTCCTATTACGGTAGCTTTCCTAGTAACTTTTACTTTAATAGTAAAGTCCGAAGGAGTATTAGATCTAACCGCGAATCTATAAGAACCTTGGTCTATCTCTATTTCGTCTTTCTCTGCTATAGGAGTAAATACACCGTTAGTTTGACTACCCGTATAACTAGCGAACTCGTTACCTTGTTCGTCGTATATTATAACGGTAAAAGGCCCACTTACGGTAGTTTCTACGCTTAGACTTAAGCTTCTCTGTTTATTCGCTCTAGTAGGATTACTAATAACTTGAGCAGGATCTGGCGTCGTAAAAGTATTACCGTTTTGTATTATACCTACTCCCGTAGCTCCCGTATCCGAACCCGATAAAATAGTAAAGTTCTCGAAATAAGTCCCCCCTTCTTGGTCCGTAAATAAACCTCCCGTTTTAGTATGTAGCCAGAGATATAAATTATAGTAGGGTAGGTTAGTTTCGTTAAAAAAGTCCGTAGTAAACTCTATACCGCTTTCCTTATATTGTGCCTCTATAGCCTTTATAATAGAGTGTACTCTAATAGCGGGTTTTAATTGAGTTATACTTAGTCCTCCGTTACTTACGTTTGCTAAGTTAGCCTGTCCCGATACACCCGTATAAGAAGGATTACTATCGTATATCATTCTATCCGTATGAGATATAAGAGGAAAAACTATAGCGTCCTTAATATCTATATTATCTACCGTAGTACTAGAGCCTTTTATAGGAATATAAAAATTTTCGTCCTTACCGTCTTGTAAGTAAGTTCTTACGTTACTCGAAGTATAATCGAATTTAAAATTACTAATAAGATAAGATAAAGAGGATAGTTTCTTTTCTCTAAATACGTCCTTTAGAATAACTCCGCTACCGAAGAAAGTAAGTCTATAAGTAAAAGGCCTATTATCTTTAGTAGTAGCCCCTTCTAGTTTTATATAGCCTTCTTTATATAGTTCGTAGTTTAAGTATATTTTAGCTTTATGCCTTCTCTTAGGATCGAATCCGTCAATAAAGTAATTATAGAAATGTTTAAATATTATATTATTAGTCTTAGAGGCGGGTACGTTAAAAGTCCTAGTAAAATCCGAAAAGACCTTAGAAATATCCCTAACGTCTTGTAACGATTGAGTATAGCTTACAGTTTCGTTATCATAGAGTTCTACTTCGTCGTAAGACTCCCCGTTCTCGTTTAATATATATAACTGTAGATTAATCATTATCTTACGTTATTAATCTTATTAAAGGCAAATTCGAAATCTATCGTATAGTTAGAAAGTTTATTATTTAAGCTCGTTTTTAATTCTAGGTTTTTACTTAAAGGGATAATAGGTAAGGTTTTATTATTCCATCGAATCCAAACTTTTTCGGATAAGAATAATTCCTCTATAGCACTATTAAAGTCATCGTTTACGAATCCCGTATTAAGACTTATACTACCTTTCGCGTTAGTATTATATCTTTCTCTCTGACCCCTATAAGTATCGTAGGTTACGTTATTATTCTCGAATATATTTCTCTTAAATGTTTCGTCCGTTACGTTAAAACTCTCGGTCGTCTTTTTAAAGAAGTATAAATCTTGAAACGCTCCGTATTTATTTACGAAAGTAACTTTATACGGTGTAAACTTAGGTTCGCATACGTTATTTATATTTATAGTTTTTAAAAGAGTAGAATCGTCCGTATCGTAAACTCTAATAATAGAACTATTAGCGGGTATAGTTATATACTGTATCTTTTGATTTGTATTACCGTTATCCGTTATTTCGGTATCGCTACTATCTATAGTTACTTTTCCTACGCCTTCCGCGAATATAGGAAGCTTACCCGCCGTATCTTCGGGTATATATAAAGTCGAGGTACTTATTAAAGCGTCTCTATCTAGCTCGGGGTTTATTCCTTCTTCGAAATATCCGAAGCCGTCGAAAGCTATAAACGTATTAGACTCTGGGCTACCGTAAGCGAACTCTGTATCGTTTTCGTCTCTTATAATAGCGTCTGTTCTTACCCAAACGGTATAACTAAGATAGTTATCGTTAAATTCTATATTTATATAATCCCTTACTAATTCCGCTATCTCGAAATTAATTTTAGTCTCCCCCGTTATTAAAGATTTATTTAGAGTATATTTTTTATCACTTCCCGTATAACTAGAAGCTAAACCCGTATATATATAAATATCTAAAACTATATTATCAAATGCCATCTTATAATCTTCTTAATTGTCTAGTATTCCAGTCCTTTAAATATACAGCCTTAATAGTATTAGCACTACCAAAAACTAAAACGTATTCAAATTGAGTACTTTGCTGCGCATAGAAACTTCCTTTTGTCTTTCTTATATAGGTATGATTCCCGTTAGGAATATTAATTACGCTTCCATTGTAGCATAAAGTTTTACCTTCCCAACTACCATCAGGAGCTAATACGTCTTCAGCATTAACTAGGAATGTAACGGCTGCTATATTTTTTCGGTCAAAAGTAGTATAGTCATCTGGGTTATTTACTCCGACATACCAAATTTGGTTTTTATTATCACAAGGCCCAGCTACTGGAATATCTGCCGCAGGTTGTTTTATTCTTTCTTCGCAGTCTATAGTACTTCCCGTATTCGTAAAACCGCTAGGAACTTCTATAGTATAAGTTACATCTCTTCGAGTAATTTCGCTTACTTGAGGAAAATTAGTAGGAGTAAAGCTTTCTATAGTTAAATATTCTCTTCCGTTAGGGCCATAATATTTAGCGACTCCCGCAGTTACGTTACCGTCTACTAAAATAGCTTGGTCGTCTAAGTCTACGTCGGAGCAAGTAAAAGTAGGGGTTATTATATTAGATCTTTGCGTATAAGTTACGTTACATTCTATCGTAGATCCCGTATTAGAATAACCCGCAGGTACTAAGACGTCGTAATATAAAGTTACGCTTATATCCGATCCCGTATTATTAGCTGCTATACTAGTTACCGAAGCTCCTCCGCTCGTTTCTTTAGTCGCGGTAATCGTTCCTATAGAAGAAGGCGTAGTAAGACTTCCGTCTGCGGCTATAGCCCCTCCTAATAAATTAGCGGTAGTACAGTTAAAAGTAGCTAAAGAAGTAAGCGTAGTACTTATAGTTTGTTTTGCGCTACAGCTCGTAGAATTATCTATTCTTTCTAATTGTATCGTAAAGACTCCCGCGGTTGATTTAGAGGTAATAGTTATTTCTTCATCCGTACTATTTATACTTACATCTAGATAAGATCCGTTATTATTTATAAGATAATCCGTAAAGTCAGAAGTAGTACCCGTAAAATAACTAGAGTAGTCTATAGTAACCGAAGAGCCTCCTGTATTTAAAGCTTGGCTAGGAATAGATCCGCTAGGACTTACTACGGTAGGACAGTCTACGGGTTTTAAAGGTTGAGTCGCCGTAACTTCGCAAATAATTCCGTCGCCTTGATTACTAAAACCTTCGGGAGCTATAATAGTAAGTTTTAGAGTTCTTAAAGTATCGCTACTAACCTCGTCAAATGTACCGTTAGAAAAATCAGCTGCGGCCGAAGTATAGGATTCTATCGCTCCGTAATCTAAAGTAGGTAAAGATATAGTACCGCTTTCGTCTACGGAAAAATTAACCGCGTTCGCGTAACTACAATTAAATACTGGTAACGGTTCGGGCGGTTCGCTATAGCTTAAGTAATAAGGGCTTCTTACGTTTATTTTAGTACTCATGATCTTAATCTTTTTTCGTTAAGCGAAAAGGCTAGTAAATCTTCTACGTCTAATCCGAACCTCTCTATAAGTTCGTCTGGTAATTTCTTAAAGTATTTCTCGAAAGGCTTAGTAAAAAATAAACTAGGTTTTATACCTTTCTTCTTTATACTCCTAGCTAGGATATATCCCATACTTTTATAAGATCCGAACTTACCGTTACCTAATCTAGGTTGTAATCTCTTAGCTCTTGCCCACTTAGATAGAAAGCCCGTATGGTATTCTAAGCCTATTAAGTTACTACTACTAGAATAAGAGTAAGGAGTATTATATTTTCTTTCCGTACCGCTAACCCCTTTATCTTGGTATAAGCCGTACTCTTCCATAGAAAAACTAAGAAAAAAGCTATTTTCGAATACCTCGAACTCTCCGTCTATACTTTCGTATAGTTTTTTACTTACCCTCTTTCTTTTCTTAGATAAGTTATGCTTAGCCTCTCTTACGACCTTATCTCTAAACTCTTCTAAGAACTTTCTACCTTCTCCCTTAGTTAGCATACCGTCATATCGTTTTGTATTAGTATATCTAAGGTAGAGGCCCAGCCTGCTAATTTATTCTCGAATCTATCTACGAAAGGTTCGCAAGTAACGCTTCCTTCTACTTGATATTTTTCTTGATATAAAGTACCTCTCTGTAATAAAGCTATTAATCTATTCTGTATCGCTAACTGTGTATTAAGTACGTCCTGCTCGTTATCGTTACCTATAAAATCGTTTGTAGTTTCTTTTTTACTTTCGTCTACTACGTCCATAGAAAGAACGCTAATATTAAACGTTATAAAATTAGAATTTACCGTAGCCGTATTTACTATAATATGAGATAAAGGAAAGATAGTAGACTTATTAAGATCTACGTCGTCTAAGCTACCGAAAGTAACCGTATTAACGAAAGGCTCGGCTATTAGGGTATCTTTTATTTTATCTGTTAATTCGTAAAAGGCTTTCATTTCTTAAATTTTTCTAACTGTTTCTTTTCTAATTCTATCTTTTCTTTCTCGAAGGCTAAGAATAGTAAAGCCTGATGCATATTTAATTTCGTTGCGTCATCGAAACGGGTAGCATCACCCTTAGCGAGTCCATAAATCGACTGGAACCAACCCCACTTCTTTCCAAAGCTGCTAATGATTCCGTATTCATTTGGTTCGGAGCTTCCCTCTTCAAATAGTTCAGGGTAATTTCTAGTAACTCGTTGTTTAAACGGTAAAAAAAAACCATCGCCCCCATTACTATACCTAGAGGCATCTTCTTAAATAGTTCGGCTTTATCTAAGCCAGTATACTCCTCTATAAGATACTTATCTTCTTTTTTATAATTAATCGGTCTATAGAGTACGCTCATAGCTTTATGTATAGTCTCCCACTCCGTTAGATTTTCGTCTAGATCTATAAACTCTCCTATAGTCATATCGTCGAGGTTAGGGATAAATCCGTATTCTATACCGTCTAAAGTAAACGTAGGTACTAAGTCGGTTTTCTCTAAGAATACTTTATCTATATCTCCTAGTATTTCTTTTATACTATTAACTCTAATCGTAGCTATATCTTTTAATTCTAGGCCGCAAAATATCTCTACAGTCTTATGTAGTAAGAAATTAGAATCTTGGTTTTCTTCCGTATTTATCTTATCGAATCTCTGGTATTGCTCTAAAGTAATCTCGTTAAGATTCTCGGGTACGTTTATTTCTAGCTTCATATATTAATAATAACTTATTCTTAAATATGTATAAAAAGAAAAGAGCCGTATTTCTACGACTCCTAACTAATTAACCAACTAAACCAAAAGAAAAAAAACTATTCTTTATCTCTTTTATAATAATAATCGTAAAGATCTTCTATTCTTTTATACATTTCTAAATTCTCTTTCTTATTCTTTTGACTCCAAATAATATCTCCCGTTCTTTTAAAACCCTTATAGTCTACTTGTATAGCTAATCTAGGAGGCTTCTCGGGACTAGCCTCTTTCCATACGATAGGATATATCTTTATATCGTTATCTAAACACCAAGGCATAGAAGGGTTACGCATAGTATATCCAAAGTGCTAAGTCTAGAGTAGCGTACATAGATAAAAAGCTAAGGACTATAAATAAGGCCGAATAGCCTATTATCTTTAAGCTATTTTTTCTATGCTCTCTCGAAGTAGCTTTTCTAATTAAATAGTACTCGGTACTAAAGTCATTTCTCCAATTATCGGTATTAATTTCTCTATAATCTCTCATAATTATTAGTTTTAATAGTTCAAATATATAAACAATTTATTAATAATAAAAATTTAATAAATAAAATATTCACCCTTATTAGGGTTCTCTAGAGTATCGGTTAGAATATATCTAGCCGCATCTATACAGTCAGGATGCGCTCCGCTAGGCTTCTGTAACGTATTACCGTCTTTATCTTTAGCCCAAACGTAGCCTTCTAACTCTCGCTTTAAGTTCTTACTTCTAGAAGTTATATATATCTCGTTTTGGTTTATTAGGTTTATACCATATACTACGCTATCTCTTCCTTTAGAAACGGGAAAGACGTTATGGCCGTAACTTACTAATTCTGCGATACTCTTAGGCTCTGCGGAATCAGCTATTATATTTTCTTTAATATTATTACTTTCTAAGTAGCGACTTATATCTCTATTTAGCATTCCTTTTTTATAGAGAACCTCGTCGAATATATAGGCTTCGTTCCATTTATATAAAGCTATTAATGTACTCGGATCTACCGAATAGCCGAAGTCCATGCCATATCCTATAAGTCTAGCTTCTTCGGGAATACTATCTATTTCTTTCCAATCGGGAATACACGCACCCGAAAGAGTTCCCTGCTCTCCGAGACCATAGACTCGCCACCAGTTAGCCCAGTAAGTAGAAGTCTTAGACTTTTCTCTAGCCTTTTCTATTTCTTTTACTATAGAAGGAGCTAAAGCGTCGTTATCTTTATAGGTAAGGGTTATATAATCTACGTCAGGCTCTCCTATTATTTCTTTATCTACCCAGAATATATGAGAAGGGTTATAATCTAGCCAGATAGTCCCAGACGTTCGTATAGATAATTCACCGTAACTAGAAAAAGAAATATTATTGCACTCATTAATAAAGAGATCAGTTCTCCGAGAACCTCGTAATTTATCGGGCTGATCGGTACTAAAAAATTCGATATAGCTTCCATTAGTAAAAGTATATTTAAGGGTACTACGATTAAACTGGTTTTCCTTATATCTATTAAGGCCTTTAAGTATGTTTAAGAAGTCTTTTAAGGCACCCCGTCTGACGGCTGGTATAGACTCCGCTACTACGCTTATTTCTTTTCCCGAGTTAGTAATCGCGTCGTTAATTAGTATAGCTAGAATACAGATAGTTTTTCCCGCAGAGGTACCAC